CTTGTGGGGAGGCACTTTGAGTTACACATATGCGACAACGACAACGGTCAATTCCATACCGCATTTACCCCACACTTCAGGCTCAACGCAGGGGGTCGATATCCAATATCGATCCTCAGTTTAGCTACTTTAGTGTGGATTCGCGGTTACCAATCCCACGTTACAGTCAGAGGTTTTTAGACCAAGGACCGGAACGTGTAGGCCCAGTAGGTGCACCTTGCTTTAATGTCAAGGTTAACTACAGCGTAGGCGGGTTCTTTCCCGACTTCGGTCAGGCAGATAAAGAACGCGTGAATAACTACGTCGACTACAGTACCGACACGGCTGAGGATATTATATCCTTGCCGACGGCACATGTACTTCAGCGTGCGTTACCACTAGTTCCAGAAATGCTGGCCCCGATTGATTGGCGATGGTATGCGGCGAAAGCCGGCCACGCCGAATGGATAAGAGAAGGTTGGTCAAAGCCGAGATTGTCCCTTTATCAGGACTTCTCTGCTGTGAACTTCCTCCTCGAGTGGAAGCAAATGCTAGGACTTGCTAAGTCTTGGTTTAAGCGTGACGAGCTCATTGCTCGTTGGCACAAACTGAGACGCAAAAACGTTCGACTCGACCAGCGCGCGGAAGCGCTGGCGAATGAACGTCTTGCACATGTCTATGGCACTAAGCTCCTAATAGCCGATGCTCGCTTCATGTTCGAGTCTTTAGTAAGACTCAACGAGAAGGTTGCTCGCTTCTTGAAACGCTGTAAGGGTGTTCAACGCCTATACAGGAAGGGTGGTCCAAAGACCACTACGTTTCAGCCGCTTCGTCGGACGGTACCGTTCGATGAGTTCGATGGTATACCCGGTGGTTCATTAATCACCGTGCGTACTGTCGAAGTGAGATCGAGGGCTGTGCTGTATTATACGGCACACCCCCCGAAGTTCAAGTGGTTCTGGACTAGATTCGCGCAACTGTGCGATGCTTATGGCGTCAGACTTGACGCTGGCATTGCATGGGACGCAATCAAGTTTAGTTTCGTCGTCGATTGGTTTGTTAACGTAGGGCCTTGGCTCCACGCAAACTGGTCTATCGACAACTACCAGATAGATGTCAAGTATATCGCGTTCGGCAATAGTGTCCGAATCGATGTACGAGATGAACTCATATGGAGACGTGATGTTAGGCAGCCAGGGGTTCCGGGGGTTAGTACCCTCGAATCTTCTTTGCTGTCTCGTGACACTACCATATATCGTCGGTCTTACGGTGAAATTCCGAAGATCGGCGCCCCGGTATTGGCAGCCAACTCTAAGCCATGGAGCATTAACCGTGCGTTAAACGCACTTGCTCTTGTGGTTCAGGGGGCTCGAATACCTGGAAGGGCGCTGAGTAAGCGCTTTTTCAGCTACACTGACCGTTAGGTCCGCGCGCGTTTTCAGTAATGAGAATGCCCACCATTGTGGTGGTAGTAGTAATAGTCGGACAAGCCTGCACTCTGCAGGCCCCGATACGCAGTTCGCAACAGATACACACATGAGTCTCAAAGACCCCGTGGTACTAAAGGAGAACTCGAACGCCGCCAGCATGGCGGTTATCGAGGGACCCGTAAATCGGAGGACCATCCGGTCCTCCGTGAGTGGAGATCAGACGCTCTCAATCGGTCATCAAGACACGAAAGAGAACCCTGGTTTTGACACTCAGCGGACCACTGTGAGGAATCAAAAGACCTTCCAGGTCGATGACACCTCGCAGTCAGTTATGGCGTACGCTTCACTATCGTTGTCTGTCCCAAAAGGACAGGTGACGGTGGAGCAGCTAGGCATCCTCGTGGCGCAGCTTGTCACGTTTGTTCTTATGGGCGATGAGCCCAGCGGAGCAGGCGTGACGGCAGCTGACGTCGCGGACGGTGCGTTGCCCCGGCTGTATGCCGGAGAGTCGTAACAATTAGCGATTCACGGGACTAAGTCGCTCATGTGTGCTAGGATAGTCTAACATAGTAAATACCATGCAAACTAATAATAGCCTGGAAGTAGATAGTGTGATTAAAGAATCTCACAAAGTCTATCTTCTCATCATAAGCGAGTTGTACCGTGACATAGCTCAATGTTATGGTGTAACTCATAGGACACAACGAAACGATCTCCGTACCCTACGGAGGCGGTTCGCAGTTGAAGGTATCTCCTTTCTCACGAAAGGACTACGGAGTGTGGGAAAAGCGGTTGACACCGCTCTATCACACGCCACTCCCCTCAAAGTCGATGGATTCCGTAAGGAGTCCAGAGGCTCAACAATCCCCAAGTTTCTTGGGTGGTTGTTTAGGGGGGTGTTCAACGAAAGTGGCTATGAGCACTGCTACTACAGCGGGTACGATCCGGATATAAATCCGACGACCCCTGAACAGGCAGCCATAGCGTTGAAGCACATTAGGGAGCTCTGCTATTTATTTAGCAAGCTCGAGATACCATACGATGAAGACCAAAAAACTACAGTCCTCACCTCGTTTGTCAACGTCGATGCCGACCTATCAGAAGTTGGTGCTATCAGTGTGCGCAATCGCATTGCTGATAGTTACCATCTTGATACTGGCAAGTGGCGTTCTGACAGATGGCTGGATACAGCTCGTGCAATGGTTGCACGAGTCATTGCCGCGATTGAACCCGCGAGGATATCTCCTCGCCATGGTCCAGGAGCGGTAGCGACGGGGGAAGATACGCTGGAGAAATCAAACCTCCGGCGTATCTACCCTGACCTTGAGTCAGTATATCCGTTTACGGAATACATGATGTACAATGTCAACCATGTCGCCCTGTCCATCCCGGCCTGGGAGCCAAAGGTTATCGTTGAGCAATTAGGCGCTACCGCAAAGGTAGTGCTTGTGCCAAAAGATTCCCGCGGCCCTAGGCTAATCTCATGTGAACCATTAGAGATTCAATGGATTCAACAAGGACTAAGTCGTCTACTTATTGACGCAATTCAGTCATCCAAATACACCAAAGGGTTCGTCAACTTTGACGACCAAGAGGTAAATAGGAGACTGGCCTTGTCGAGTTCTCAGGATCAAGAGTGGGTCACTCTAGACATGAAGGATGCAAGTGATCGTGTGTCTCTGGAATTGGTGAAATTCCTCTTCCAAGACAACTCCGCGTTGCTCGACGCTTTACTAGCGTGCAGAAGCAAGTTCACTAAGCTCCCTTGTGGGACAGTTATGAGCCTTAAGAAATTCGCTCCAATGGGTTCAGCTTTATGCTTCCCAGTGGAGAGTCTATGCTTTTGGGCTCTGGCTGTTAGTGCAATTATACAGCACACTTCGGAGAGCCGCAAGGCTCTGAAGAGTGTGTATGTGTTCGGCGATGACCTAGTAGTACGGACCGAAGTCTATACTGCCGTATTATCAGCATTACCTCTAGTTGATTTAAAATTCAACGAAAGCAAGTGCTGCGTGGCAGGGTTCTTCCGAGAATCCTGTGGGTGCGATGCCTACCATGGCATCGATGTCACACCCGTCAAGTTAAAGACCCTCTGGTCGCCGTCGAGTAGTAACTCCAAGTGCCTTGAGTCGTACGTTGCGTTTCACAACGCGATGTTCGGCCGCGGGTACTTCCGAACAGCAGATCTAGTACAAACCTTAGTCGAAAGTGTATGGGGAAAGATCCCTTATACAAATAGGTGGAAGCTGACCCCAAGCGGGTCGGCAGTCACTCAGACTGAGGGTGTAGCATGGGCTGCTCATCGTCCGGCAAAGTCACTGAATTCCACGCTTGGCCTCCCAATCCGCTTCACAGCGGAGGATGTCGACGAGCGTGGGTGCTTGTTATTCAAACACGAGATACTGTCCTATAGCTCGGTCCCTTTAAAAAGGACCCAACGAAAAGACGATTATCAGGAACTTCTACGCCGTCATAGTGACGGTTTCCCGGAATCCGGTG